GTCGTCCTCCGACGCCATCGGCACCAGCACGGTAGATCGGTCCACCGCATCAGCCGCCTTCACCAGCCGGTCGAGGACGGCGAGGAGGGCGCGGCGGTCGGCGATGGCTTGTATCACCGTGTCGGGCCGCGATGCGGCGTCGCGCTCGCGGATCGTGGTCATCTCGTCGCGGCGGATCGTGGTCATCTCGTCGCGGATTGTCGTCATCGGCCCTCCTCCTTCGGGAACAGGGCGAGAACTTGCTGGCGGGTGATGCCTTGATGCCAGCCGACCATGAGCGACGGTAGCCTCCCCACCGCCTCCCGCAGCCGATCGTGCTCGGCGGCGATGGCCTCGGCCTCGATGTCGGCGATGGCGTCGGCCAGCCCGTCCGCGTCGAACGTCGCCATGCCGCTCTCGTCGTCGATGAACTCTGCCAACAGGCGCTGCCCGGCCTCGGTGGTCGGCAGGAGCGGGCGGGTGTCAGTCATCGGTCGAGCCCTCCGTGCTCGTGTCGGGGAGGGCCGGCAGGGTCGCCGGCCAGGTGACGGTGACGCGCAGGACGCCGACGGCGGGGTCGTCCAGGACGGCGAAGCTACGGCGGTCGAGGTCCACGACGCGCCCGCCGGGGCAGGCACACCAGTCGGAGAGTACGACCACCGTGGAGCTTGACCCGGCGGTGACGCGAACGGTCGACCCGCGCCAGTCGGAGCCGAGCGCGGCGCGGAGCTCAGGCCCGGCCGCGGCGTGACCCGGCCGGTAGTCGTACCAGGTCGCGATCCCGCGTAGCTCGGCGGCCGCGACCTCGCCGGGTCGGACCAGGAGCGCATCTGTCCCGCCGAGCGTGGCGCCGACGATCAGCCCGACGAGCGCGCCGACCATGAAGCCCTGGAGCGAGGCGAGGATGCGCGTCATGCCGGCACCCAGGGCGTCGCCTGCACGGGCCCGTACTCGGTGATCCGGAACGTCGCCGACCAGCCATCGATGACGACCGCGGCCGTCGGCTCGGGCACCCGACGCAGCACTCGGTAGATCGTCCTGGTCGTGACGCCGTAGGCGACGGCGAGGTCGTGAACGCGGGCCCCGTGGGCCCGAGCCCGGGCGATCGCCACGTCCTGCGCCGGCGTGGTGGCCCGGGAGATCCGGTAGCCGATGATCGGGCTCACGGCTCCACCGCCTCGGCGAGCTCGGGCGCCTCGCGGAACGTGACGCCGACGGCGAGGGCCTGCCACTGGTCGGCGACGATCCCGTAGAGCGGGCCCGGTGACGCCTTCCGGCCGACCGCGGACTCGCCGCCGTAGCGGTCGATGAGCGCCGCCCGGACGCCCGAGTCAGCCGAGCCTCCCGCTACGCCCAGGTGGCGCAGGATCGCCGACCGCCGGAGCAGGTGGACCGGGACCGGCCGGGCGACCTCGATGAAGCGGCCGACCCACTCGCAGGTGACGAGCGTCTCCATGCCGATCTGCCGGCCATAGCGGGGCTCGATCCGCTCGATGACGACGGCGGACAGCCAGCCGTTGCGGTTGATCTCGAGGAGGCGGCGGAGCTCCTCGTTGGGGATCTTGCCGCGGAAGGTCGTGTCGGGGACGCCGGTGGACCACAGGACGACGTAGGCGCTCTCGACGGTGCCGGGGTCAATCGCGAGGATGACGCCGGGGGACCGACTGGGGGATCCCGAGGCCCCATTCCCGACCCGCAAAAGCTCGGCAGGGCTGCGGTCCTGGGCCTCGAGCTCGCCGAAGTCTTCGACCACCCCCTGGGCCCGTCGCTGCCGCTTGACCTCGCTCCATCGGGTGGTCATGCCGACTTCGCCTTCCTCCAGCCGTACAGCCAGAGGCACGCCCGGAAGGCAGTCCAGTCGGCGTCGGTCACGTCGACCGGATAGAGCCTGGTCCCGCCGTCGGTGACGTGGAGGATGCCGTGACGGGTGATGGCGGGCAGCTCGTACCGCGCGGCGTCGCCTGGCCTGGCGATGAACTCGGCGTGGGCGTAGGCGGCGAGCTGGAGGCGCATCTCGTCGTACACGGCCCCCGACGGCCAGGCGACGGACTTGGAGCTCTTCCAGTCGAGCAGCCAGACCTCGCCATCGATCTCGGCGATGAGGTCGCACGTCCCGCCGAACCCCAGCGTCTCGTTGATGAGGTAGGCCTCCACCTCGATCGGCCTGACCCTGTGCTCGTTGAGCCAGGTGCGCGCGCCGACGATCGCGGGCATGTCCCGGTCCTCGACCTCGACCGGCCGGCGCAGGAGGATCCGCTCGAGCGACGAGTGAATGCGCGTCCCTCGCTCCCGGCTGTTGGTCCCCTCGTTGCGGACCCGGAGCAGGTACTCGACCGCGGCTTCGGTGTTGCCGGCGAGACGGTCCTCGGCGAGTCGCTCGGCTGCCGCGATGGCAGCCTCCGCCACCTGGCGCTTGTGCCACGTCGTGAGCGCTGGCTTGTCGAGCACGTCGGTGACAGTGGTCACGCCCGGCCAGGGGCCGGCCCCGTTGAAGTAGTAGAGGTGGCGCGGCGTCCGGACGACACCCACGGATGCGGTCGCGGTGCGAGCCCTGGCGGTGGTCATGCGGGTCCCTCCTCGGGATGGCAGGCGTCGCACGTCCAGCCGGACGGCGTCTGGCGGTGACGGGACTGGTGGTCGCGGTAGCGATTGCAGGTGTTGAGCCAACCGGTCGGGTCGGTGGGGATGACACGGAGAGCGGGTCCCTCGCGCGCGGGCGCGCCCTCGCGTGCGTGCGTGCGGGCGGGCGCCCGCGATACCTCTCCCCGATTGCTCTGATTGCTGGATGAGAAAGAAGAGAAACGGGGGGTATTAAGGGCAATCTGGTCATTCGTGCTCGGCGCGATGGTCACCCCGGCGACGACGTAGCCCTTCGCCGTCTGGGCCACGGCCCCCGATTCGACGAGCTTCCCGACCATCGCCTGAACGCTCTGGCGGATGAGCCCGAGCTCGTCGGCAATCGCCTTCGGGAAGATCGGGCCGCGTCGTTCGATGACCTCGTACACCTCGGATCGCTGGAAGGAGGCGTCGGGCAGCGCAGCCGGCGCCGGCAGCCAACGGCCGTCCACGAACTGGACCGGGACCTCGGCGTCGGCGATGTCCCGCCCGGTCGTGTAGACCGTGCCGAAGCGCTCGAGGCGCTTCCTCCGGAGGGCCAGGATCGTGTCGGCCGAGCCGGTGATCCCGTAGGTCCCAGACACGGTCGCCAGGAAGTCGTCTGACGCTTCCTTGCGGGCGTGGTGGACGATCACGAGCGCCACGGGTCGGTCGCGAAACAGGTCCTGGAGGGCGGCGAGGTCCTGGACGTCGACCTCGTATGCGCCCTGCTTGCCGGTCGAGCGCGGCCGGACCTTGCCCAGCGTGTCGACGGCCACCATCGCGGCGTCCGGGTGCTCGTCGAGCCAAACCCGGATGTCGTCCTCGAGGCCGGCACCGATCCGGTTGGCGTCCCAGCGGACCTCGAGGCGGCCGTGAGGCATGGTGCGTCCAGCCAGGGCCACCAGGAGCCGGTCGCGCCCTCGCCTCTTGCCGTCCTCGAGGGCGAGGTACAGAACGCTGCCGGGAGTCACCCGGCGGCCCAGGAGCTCGCCCCCGATCGCAGCCTCGACGGCGACCTGGTAGATGAGGCAGCTCTTGCCGACCTTGGGCGGGGCGGCAAGGATCGTCGTCCCCTCGGGGATCAGGTCCGGCACGATCCAGCGCAGCGGCTGCAGGTCGAGTGCCAGGAGGTCGGCGGCGTCCATGCCCGGGCCGAGGGCGCGGCGCGGTGCTGCGTCGGGCGGCCCGGGCGGTCCGAGGCGCTCCGGCGTCCCCTTCCATGCCCGCTCGAACCGACTTCGAAGGTCGGCGTCGGACAGCGGATCGGCGAACCGGGGAGCCAGCACGGTGAGGACGCCGGCCAGGATCTCGTCGCGGGTGACGCCGCGCTTGTACCTGCTGGCGATGTAGTCGCGGATGGCCTCGTACCGCGAGCCGGTGTAGCCGACCGGCGGCAGCTCGTACCCGCCGTGGATCTCGATCACGTCGGTGCTCGTGGCCGGCGTCGGGGCCAGCACGTCGTGGGCCCACGATTCGGGGAGCTCGGAGATCTCGAACACGGAGCCGGGTGTGTAGACGGCCCCCGTGGCGTGGACGCTGCGCGGCCCGATGACGTACCCGGCCCCCTGGCCGGATCCCCAGCGGGTCACGAACCCCCACAGCTGCCCGATGGGCCGAGGGGACCCGGCCGGCCAGCGCAGGAACACGTGCTCCCCGTTGGCCGTCCGGGTGCGAAGGGTCGGCGGGAGCGGCCCGAGACGACGCTCCAGCTCGGCGAGGTGGGCGACCCCGTCGCCGTCCACGTCGAGCGTGAACACCCCCTCCGGGCAGACGAGGCCGTAGTTGGGCTCCGAGCCAGCGGACAGGAGGGTCCTGATCCGCTTCTCGTCGGTGGTGGCGTCCTGGAAGCCGTGCTGCGTGACCGGGTGCTTGCCGGCGTTGTCGCAGTCGCGGCCCTTCGGGCAGCGGCAGCGGCCGGCGGCATCGGTGCTCCAGACCGTGAACACACCGAAGCCGCGCTCGGCGAACCACAGGGCGGCGCGGATGCGGTCTTCCGGGCTCGGCCGGGCGGCCGGTGCGGCCATCACGCCGCACCGCGCCGGGGCCGGTTGAGCCAGGGCGTGACGCGTTCGCCCCACTCCTGGTGATGCTCGCGGCACAGGGCCATCAGCCCCCACCGATCGGCGTCGTCGCCGAAGATGGCGACGGGGGCGATGTGGTGCCACTCGACCTCGTACGAGCTGCAGCCGCGCACGATGCACCGGCCGTACAGGCCGGCGTAGTCCTCGACGATCGGCAGCTCGCGGATGTTCACCCCTGCCCGACCGAGCAGGTGGTGGGGCACCGGCGTCGTCTTCTGGCCGCACCAGTTGCAGGTCCAGATGACCTGCAAGGCACCGTTGGAGACGCGCCGGATGCCCCAACACCCGTCGGCCGCGGCGGGGAACGTCCACTCCCCGCCGGCGGACCGAACGTGCAGGTGCGGGAGCGATCGTTCACCCATCGGGCCGTCAGAAGGGCAGGTCGGCGGCGTTGGCCTGTGCGACCGGCTGAGCCACCGGCCTGGCCTGGGCAGCAGGCGGAGCGGCGACCGGGGCAGCCGTCGGGGCAGCGGCGACTGCGCCGGCCGGGACGCCTCCGGTGACCATGCTCGCGGGCAGAGCCGAGAGGTTGGCGATCTTCGGCCAGCCGCCCTCGTCGACGGAGATCGTGGCCAGGGCCATCCTGCCGACGAGCTGGGTGCGCGGATAGGACTGACCCACCTGCGGCGGCTGTCCGCCGAGGAGGGCCGTCAGCCACGCGAACGTCTTGGACTTCGGCCCCGACGCCGTCGAGGCCGAGCCGCGGACCTCGCTCCCGTCCTCGAGCGCGAAGGTCCAGTCCCGGAGGGTCACCTCCTTGCCGGCGTTGACGCCGGTCTGCGGGAGGATCGTGCGGGGCTCGCTGATGTCCGTGAGGGTCACGACGTAGACGCCGGGTGCGATATCGGACTGCGGGGCGCCGGCGGTGATGGTGATGAGGTCGTCGGTCATTGCGGTGTCGCCTTTCGGTGTGGTGAGGGAGTCGTGGGTCAGCTGGCCTTGCGTCTCGTCTCCACCTCCTCCGCTTGGCGGCAGGCCGGGCACCGGGATGCCATCGGGTAGTCGAAGCGCTCCGGCTGGTTCCGTGCCCCACAGGGCGCCTCGGGATGCCGGGGCAGGAAGACATGGGCGACGCCGTCGGGAGACGTGGCACGCCAGGCGCGGTGGCTCATTCCCGCACCGCGAGCTCGACGACCCAGGTCAGCCGCTCGCGCCCGCTGTCGGTGTACGCTTGGCCCTCGACCAGCTGCACGCTGCACACGGTGCGCAGGCGATACCCGCGGTCGCGGGCGTAGGCCTTCGCGCGCTCGATCGCGTCGGTCGAGCCGATGGCGGTGATCGGCACCACGATGTGCCGCGGACCGGTGTCGATGGTCATGCCGCACCTGCCTGCGCTCGAGCAGCGCACGTCGGGTGGTACAGCGCGCCATCGACCATCCGAGTCTCGCCGGTGATCGCCTTGCCGCAGGCGCGGCAGACGAGCATCGGACGCCCGTAGCGGCGCATCGGACGCGGGCTCACAACGGCACCGCCTTCCCGGCCAGGATCGGGAGCAGGACGAACAGGACGGCGGCCAGCCACACGAGCATCGCGATCGCGACCAGCAGCGTCGCGAGCGAGTCGGACGACGGCAGGTCGCGCGCGTCCCGGTCCCCGATGCGACACAGCCGGCAGCCGGGCCGGTCGCAGTGGCGCAGCGGGCCAGTCATTGGAGTCTCCGGACCCGGGCGGCTGCCTTCCGCCGGCGCCGCGTGTCGGCGCCTCGCTCGACGATCCTCATGGCCCGGCGGATGGCCCGCGGGACGCCGCTCGTGTCGTGCGCCACGATGGATCTGATCGGCTGCTCACGCAGCTTCTCTTCCTTCGCGGCCTTCCGCTCGGCACGCCGCTGCGCCACGTACTCGTCCCTGGACAGCGGGCCAGTCATGCCGTGGCCTGCCAGAGCGTCTGCGGCTGGGCCATCGCCTCGGCCGCCTCCCGGAGTGCCCGGGCAGTGAGGAGCTGCTCGATCGCCCGACGCCGGAGGCCGCGAGCGCAGGCGGCGACCTCGGCCGCGTCGGTGCCCAGGCGCGTTCCGAAGTCACCGGTGACGACCGGCCAGCGGGCGAGGCGCAGCTCCTGCGTCGCGGCCTGCACCCGGCGGGTCCCGTTGTGGCCCGGGCCCCACAGCCCATACGCGATGTCGCGCTGGGTGCGCGTGTCACCGCACGCCAGGACGGCCAGCAGGTCCTGCGCGTCCTCCGACAGCCCGGCGAGGGACGGTGGGCGGGCGCTCATGGCTTGCCGTCCGGTGTGTCGTCGACCGCGGTGATGTGCGCGCCCTGGTGGCCGGCCTCCCCTTCGCAGCCCGGCCAGGGGCAGGACTCGGGGTCACTTTCCGCGTCCGTCTCGTCGACGATGTCAGCCAGGTCGAAGCTCTCTTGGCCCTCGACCTGCGGGGCCGAGGGGATCGTCAGCTGGCCGCAGACGTGCGTGCGGGCCTTGGCCTTGGCCTTCACCCGGAGCTCGCCGCCGGCATCGTCGACGCGCAGCTCGGGCTCGATCGTCACGAGGATGGGACCCGCGATCTTGCACCGCGGGCAGACGGCCCAGACGGTGATCGTCGCGTGGGTGATGACCTCGGCCGCATGGTCCGACACCGGCGGGAGCGGCTCGCTCGTGAGTCCGCTGAGCAGGCTCGACCAGGCAGCGTGCGTGACGACGGCGACGCCGTCCATCGGCCCGCCTACGACGTCCACCTCGGCCTCGAGGAGGCCGTCCCGCAGGCGATCCTCGAGGCCCCGCCGGAACTGGCTCCGGCTCTCCCAATGCGTGTCGCTCTCGGGGATCGTGATGACGGGTGCGTTGTCGGTGGTCACGGTGCGGGCCTCCAGTCCAGGTTGAGTGCGTCCGCGAGCTGACCGCGCTCGGCGTCGGTCATGGCCTTGACGACGGCGGTGACATCGGTCGGCGCCGGGACGGGCTTCCCGAGCGACCCGATCGCGACCGCGATCTCGCCCTTGGTCTTCCCGGCCTGCACCGCGAGCGCCCCGAGGGCCGCAGCCGAAAGGCCGGACGCAGGGGTGGTGGCCGGGGCAGCCTGGGCTTGCGGCTCCGTCGGCAGGGGCGGCTCTTCGGCGGGAGCCTCGACGAACGTGCCTTCGACCTCGGCTGCGTCGGTCGTCGTGTCGGGGCTCGGGTCGGACGCGGGGTCGAGGGCCGCAGCACGTTCGGCGACCCGCTCGGCGAGCGTCTTCCGGGCCGGCGGCTCTTCGGCCGGCGGGATGTCCTCGACCTCTTCCTCGGTCGGGAAGCCGAGCCCCACGAGCGAGAGCGTCAGCCGGCGCTTCGCCTTCGTCTCGGCCTTCATCATCGCGTTGGCGAGGGCCTCGCCGGCGAGGCCGCGAACCGACACGGCGCCCGTCGCCGCATCCTCGCGTCCGTCCGGGGTCCTGCCGTAGGCCGTGACGACCAGGAGATCGCCGACCTGCTCCTTGTCAAGGCCGGTGATGGTGACCTTCGCGCCGCGTCGCAGCTGGTCGGCGGCGTCGCGCTTCGCGTACAGCGTGAGCTTCCCGTTGAGGGTGATGAACTCGAACGGGCGAGTGAGCGGGTTGAGTCCGAGCGACCGGCAGAGGGCCGTGTAGTAGGCCATCTTCTCGGGCTCGGTCAGCTTCGCCAGGTCGCCCTTCACGACGACCTGCGCGGCGATCTCCGCGTTCCGGTCCTCGGCCGGGATGACGGCGGTCTCGGTCACGATGCGTCCTCCTTCTCGGTCGTGACGCGGAAGTAGCGAGCGCCCTCCCGGACCGTCACGAACGGCCCGACGACCGCGGCGCGGTCCGTCTCGGGCATCGGTGCCAACAGGTGCTCGGCGAGGGCCTTCCAGTCCGTGGCCTCGCCGTCCTTCGATCGCTTCCAGCTGACCCGGAAGCCGTCGCCGCGCAGCAGCGCGACCTCGCCCATGCGGCTCTTGATCGACGCCTCAAGCCGTTCCTCGGCCTCGGCCAGGTCCTTCCGCTGGGAGCGGAGGGTCACGAGCTCCCGGACCCAACCCGCGAGCTCGGCGTCGGCCGTCATCTCGGCCCCGTTGTCACGCGGGTAGCGGCGCCGGACGCTCTCGTTGGACTCTTCGAACGGGCCTCCGGCGGCCAGGCGTCGGCGGAAGTCGGCGGCGATCTCGATCAGTCCGCGCTCGGTCGCTTCGTCGCGCTCGACCGTGAACGTGCGAATGTCGTCGTCGCCGACGGTGAGCGTCACGACCTCGACGGCGGGCACGTCCCCCACCAGGGCCTGCCACCTTGCCTGAGCTTCGACGTCCTGCGGCAGCCCGTCCGCGAAGCGCGACCGGGAGCCGGTCCACTTGATCTCGAGGAGGGTCTTCCGGGCCTGCGCGTCCGGGCTGGCGCCGGCCCACTCGATCTCGGCGCTGCGCCAGAGGCCGCGGACCCGGCGGACCTTCACCCCGCGCGACTCCGCGTACAGGTCGGCGATCAGGTCCTCGAGGGCCGACCCGACGCGCATCCGTGTGTTCGACTCGACGGGCTCGCGCAGGCCGAGCTTCTCTTCGGCGAGGTCAGCCTCGGAGCGGTACGGCGAGAGGCCCAGCAGGACCGGGATGTCGGTCGCCGTGATGAGTTCGCGCCGGGCAGCGTGCCACTCGGGCGAGCCTTGCAGGACGCGGATGCGGATGGGCGCGGCCATCATCGACCCCACGCCATCGCAGCCTCGCCCTCGCTCATAGCGGGCTCCGGGATCGTCCCGGCGAGGACGGCGGCGAGGCAGTCCGGGCAGCGCGGGGTGCGCGGCGTGGCGTGCCCGAGGCGGGCCGTCCAGTTGACCTCCCGGCAAGCGGACCGGGACCAACCCGGCTGCCCGACGGGGAACGCGTGCGCCAACCCCTTGTCGGGGTCCTGCCACCACTCGTACATGACGTGCTCCCTTCCCGGCCTGCCCGCGGCCGGTTGTCGTGTCAGGCCGAGGCCGCAGCCGGGGCGATGCGGTCGTTGAGCAGCGCGGCCAGGTCGATCGCCTGACGCGGTCGGGGGAACGCGGGCCCGGCGGGGTGGTCGAGCCGTCCGCCGCCGAGCCCGAACACGACGCGGTATCCGTCATCGCGGACCACGACGTAGGCGCGTGCCGGGCCGTACTCGTCGACGGGGGTGGCGATCCCCTCAGCGATGGCCGCCAGCGTTGCCGGGGAGGCCGGACGGCCTACCGTGGCGGCTTGCGAGGGGTCATCCCGGTGTCCCAGTCCGCGGGGAGTTTCGTGACATGCCCGCGAGACGGCCTTGCGGCAGGCATCCGAGCACGTCGTCCGGGGTCGGCCGGTGCGCGACGGGAACATGGCCGTTCCGCACACGGCGCAGCGATGTGGCCCGGAGGGGATGGGGTCCGGGCCACCCCTGCCGACGCGGGCCCCATCCCGATCGTCGACAGGGGGAACGGCAAGGGAGATAGCCGGGGCGGTCACCCCGGTCTGCCGCGGGCCGGTGGAGCCCTGTGCTCCTCCCAGCAGTTGACGGCCGGCGGCAGACCGGGCGAGACGGCCCTCTGTTCGGGCGGTGGCGGCGCGCTGGCGGGGGGTCACGGGTGCAGGACCTCGCCCGTCGTGTCGCGGGCGGTGAGGCGCCGGCGCCACTCGGGGACGAACGGCTCCGGGGCCTCGGTCACGTTGGCGCCCATCGCCCGCCAGACGGCGATGCACTCCGGGCACAGGCGCGCCTCGTTCGTGCCCACCCGGACGACGACGAGGGCGGTGTCGGTGCAGCGGGTGGTCCGACCACGGCACGTCACGCCGCTCATCAAGCCGCCCGCCCGTGGCCCGGCTCGAGGATCCCGTCGGCGCAGGTGGCGTCGACGCGGCCGGCCATGCGCTTCGCGACACGATCGGCCACGCGGAGCAGCTGGTCGAGCGCCTTGGCGTCCGACATCTGGCCCCAGTCGCCGGACGCGATGGCGGCCTGCCAGAGCGGGACGCCCTGGCGCCGGCGCAGGTCGCGCACGCCGACTTGGAACTCGACGGCGGCTTCGTCCAGCGCGATCGGGCGGGGCATCACGCGACCCTCGCCCGCTGCCCAGGGAACCGCGCCTCGATGTCGAGCCGGCGCATCCAGTGGTGGATCGTCGACTCCGAGACGCCGAGCGCGGCGCCGACCTGGGCCATCGTCTGGCCGCGGGTCACGTAGCGATCGCGGAGCTCCGCCTCGAGCGACCGGCCCAGGCGCGCCTCGACGCGCCGCATCGGGCCGGTGAGACGAGGATCGTTGGTGCGGGCGTCATCCATGCCGGTAGACTGGCATAAATGACGGAAGAGGTCAAGAGGGTAAAATCACGAGCAGCCCAGCGGCGACCCGTCAGAACATGGTGTGGCTCCCGGCACGGCCGACGCATAGCGTCCCGCTTGCCATGGACGATCAGCGACGCGACTACGCTGCCAGCCTTGCGGGCGTGATCATGGAGCGCCGAGCGGACGCGCCAACTAGGATGGCACGGCGAGACGCCCCAGGACCTTCGTGCGGTGACAGGAGGCAACGGCAATGACCCCCGGCAACGTCCTCATGCTCGCGGCGATCGCCGGCATCATCGCGCTCGTCGGCTGGGCGCTCCTCCGAGGCAACTCGGCGCGCGACCGACGAATGGTCCTCTGGATGGCGGCCGTCGCGGTCGGCATCTTCGTGATCGCGGGGTTCGCGATCGCACGGATGATGTAGGCGCGAGTCAGCGGTCAGCCCCAGCCGTAGATCCGCGTTCCGCCCCCACCGCCGGGCTCGGGATCCGGGCAGCCGCCAGGCTCGCCGTGCGAGCCGTCCGGGTTGAATGCGATCACGGCCTCGATGACGTGCTGCGTGACCCTCGCGGCACCAGGTGCGGAGATCACGGCCTCCAGGACATGCTGCGTGACGCCCGCCCCGGTCGGAGTGGCCGGGCTTCGCGTGATGACGGGCAGCAGCACCTCGATGACGTGCTGCGTGACGCGAGCGGCCATGTCAGCTCACAAGCTCGTAGCCGCTCTCCATGCCGTCCACCTCCGCGACCGACCAGGCGGAACTCGTCGCCGGACTCGTGTCGCGGTACTCGCTGAACATCTGGTAGCTGCCCGACGTGTTGACGTTCGCCCCGCTGTAGTCGGTCCCGCTGATGCGGATCTTCTGCCGGATGGTCCGGGCACCGCCGCCGTCCTGGGCCGCGACTGTGTGCTGGGCGATGGCGAACACGGACCCGGCGGCCGCGGGGAGATCCTGCATCGTGAACGTGTCGATGTGCCCGGCCGTGGCCGACTGGTTGAATGACCCGTCGCCGTCCTCGAACATCTCGGAGACGCAGCCCATGTTCGACCCGCCGTTGGGCGTCCAGTCGGAGGCGTTGCCGTTCCCGTCCGGGTAGCGGGCCGTCACGATGACCGGGCCGAGGAAGTTGGTGTTGGTCCCGCTCGAGGGGTCCAGCACGTAGAGATCGTCGTAAGTGCCCTGGCCGGCCGCACCCGAGTTCGTCGAGCCGAATCGCAGCCCGTTCCAATACGCATTCGCCGTGTTCGTCGTATCGAGGCTGGAGGTCGACGCGATCTCGGCGGCCCCGTTGAGCTTCAACTCCACCACGCCGGCCGAGTTGTGGATCGTGAACTTGAGTTCGATGTAGTACCAAACGCCGGCCGAAAGGACGGTCGAGCCGGTCGCGAGCACCGTTCCGTTACGGGTCACGGTCAGGACCGACGACGAGTTGGTCCGAACGCTGATCTGTTCGGTCGTCCCGTCGAGCACGACGATGATGCCGGACTTGTTAGCGCCCGCCCCGCGGTAGGCGACCCCGATGCAGCCGGTGGTGTAGTTGGCCCCGAAGGACTTGGAGAGCGGGGCATTGTTCGACCCGCTCACGTAGACGCCCTGGCCGGACGGCGACCGCGCGTTGGTAGGGCTGATCGTTGCCTGACCGATGCCGGTCGTCCATCGCTTCTCGATATCCGCCGTCAGATACCAGTCGAAGCCGTCGCAGAAGATCAGGGCCATCGGGTCAAGTCCTTTCGAGGGTGAGCGTCACGTGCTCGACGGCCGACGCCGACTCGACGACGACGCGGAGCACGTCGCCCGCGGAGTAGGCGGGGGTCCAGCCCGACAGGGTCGAGTCGGTAGCCTTGACCCCGGCCGAGAGCGCCGGCGGGGCGGCGCCGACGATGGAGTCGCCCGACGTGGGCGGGTAGTCGGCATAACCGTCGACCTGCAGATCGAACTCGATCGAGCCGGTCTGGTCTGCGACGATCGTCCACGCGGTGAACGCGCCCGAGGTCGTGAGCGGGATGGACACTGCGGCCCCTGCGGCGATCGCTTCGCCGCCGCCGTCGACGACGATGACGACAGGTGGGGCCGGCACGACCGCTGTCCCAACGAAGCTGACCAGGGCCACGCCGCTGCCCTCATCGCTCACGGCGAAGTCATCCGCATCGAACTGGAGCAGGGTGACGGGGTCGACGGTGACAGCCTCGGCGTCGTCCTCGACGGCGAGCGGCAGCGGGGCCGACACCCAGACGGCCGCGCCGACGGTGTTGTCGATCAGCGTCCACTGGGCCCCGGTGGTCTCGTTGACCCAGACGTGCGGCACCGCGTAGCCCTCGCCCGCGTCGTCGTCGACGGTGGGGTCCGAGGCGGCGACCGTGAACGCTGGCTGGTACTGCTCGTGGACGTGGATGCCCGGCGTCGTCGTGCCGCTCGAGCCGGAGCTCCCGCCGCCGCCAACCGCGCCGCCGGTGGACGGCGTGAACGGCTGCGGAGAGCCGTCGGCGTCGACCGGGAACGGCGCGTTGAGCTCGACGATCGGGATGGCCAGGTCGCCCGTCTCATCCTCGTACAGCGTGATCGCGTAGACCCGCTGGGTGGCGTTGTCGTAGTCGAAGTCGCCGTCGCCCGTGTGGAGCGTGACGAGGTCGCCCACCCAGTACAGCCCGTGGTCAGACCACGCCGGGCCCGGCAGGTAGAGCCCCGTCGCCTCGTCGGCTTCCTGGTCGTCGGACGGTGAGAGGACGCCGAGCAGGAGCGCCTCACTGGCGTCCTCGCGCGACCCGAGCGCGGTCTGCCCAGCGCGCGTCATGACGGTCGCGTTCTTCGACTGGACCTCGACGCCGACCTCCGCGATGTACGGGTACGAGGCGAGGTTCGTGCGCGCGTAGCTGCCGTCCGAGCCCCGGACGATGGCGTGGGAGGCGAACACGGAGCCGGACATTCGGCGGGCCAGGTCGGAGACGATGTTCACGCCCTTGACGAACCGCACGACGCCGGATCCGAACGCTTCGCCGGTGAGGTCGCGCCCGATAGTCTGGTACGCGTTGAGCACGTAGCCCGGCGTCATCTCAATCTGGAGATTGCCGGCGGCCACCAGGCGCATGACCTCGACGTACAGGTTCGAGAGGATCGGCGCGGTCCAGTGCCCGAGCGGCGTCCACGCGACCTCGTTCGAGTCCTCGGCGCCGTCGAAGGTCCGCGTGACACCGGCGAGCACGCCGCGGTTCTGGGCCTCGTCGATCAGCCTCCGAATGATGTTGCCGGCCTCCTGGTCGAGCCATTCCCAGACGCCCTTCGTGCGGAACGCGACGATCGTCGGCTCCTGCGTGGGCTCCGGGTCGATGATCGCCCGCTCGAGCAGGGCGAGCGTCCCGCGTCCGCCGAACCGGTACTCCTGCCCGCCCTCCTCGTCCTCGGCGACTAGGTCGAAGTCGCCCTCCTCCAGGATGAACTCGAAAAGCACGCCATCGTGGATCGACGGGAACTGCGCCTGGATGACGTTGCCCCTGGCCAGGTTCTCGGCAGTCGCCTGCGGGTCGCCAGCCGCGATGACGAAGTGCCCCTCACCCGTCCCGTTGAGCTCGACGCGTATCCGCTTCTCGAGCAGGTTGTCGAGCGTCACCCCGTCCTTGACGCCGAAAGTGACCGGCGGCGTCGGCGTCGGAACCGTCAGGTCGCCCCACACCTTGAGCGACGGGTTCCATATGCCGCCGACCTTGCGGTAGTACGGGTTCCATCCGGTGACCGCGACGGTGACATAGATCACGTCGCCGTACTCGACCGCCACGTCCTCGGCCAGCAGGTACGTACCCTGGGCCGCGCCGTTCAGGCCGGGGCGATCCTCGGTCCATGTGTCGGACGCAACCACGGTGCTCCCGGCGACAATGGCCCACGTGATTGACGCGCCCTCTGGCGCGACCCCCGCGAAAGCGCCGTAGTGCTCGATGTTCACGGTGCCCGAGCCGAGCGCGATGATGCCGACGTACCCGGCACCGACATCGCACTCCTGGAAGGTGAGCAGGCCGAACTTGGGATAGTTGGACCATCCGCCGGGCGGTGCGTCGCCCGTGTGCGTGAACAGGAGGGTTCGCGGGAAGTCCCCGCCCCCGCACCCCGTGTCGCTGTAGAGCAGGGCCGCACCGGACGCGACCATCAGGAGCCTGACCCTTCGATCGGATCGTAGGCCCAGTCGGGGCCGACGCTCAGGAGCTCCACCGAGACACGCGCGAACTCGGACGGCACCTGCTCAGCGATGACGATGCTCAGCGGCCGAGCTGCGATCGTCGCCGCGAGCCCGAACTCCAAGGCCGCGACGAGATCGGCCGGATCGCGGTCGAGCGCGAAGAGCTCATCGGACAGGTAACGCATGATCGAGCGGAAGGTCCCGCGCGCCTCCTCGGTCGTCGCGGCCACGCCCATGACGTGCCCGGTGAGGACCAGGCGCCGCGTGTCGACTCGGCGCGGCCTGGACCACTGGCCGTCCCTGTACGGGATCACGATGTCCTTGCCGCGGACCTCGAGGCCGTCGGACAGCCCCTGGGTGATCTCGAGGAAGAGCGAGAGGTCGGCGGCCTGCAGGTCGGCGCCATCGTAGGTGAGCGGGATCGCCGCGACGCCGGTGGTCATGTCCGCCTCCCTCGCACGTGATACCTGGGCGCGGCGGTCGCGGACGGGAGCAGGCCCATCTCGCCGAGCCGGCGCATCTCCGTGCTGATGTCCCGGATGGTCTGGACCGGCAGTCGGCCCTCGAGCGTCACGGGGATGTTGTACGTCGGCCCGCCCCCGCCCCCAGCCGGAACGATGCCGGCCGCGGTGACGGCAGCGGCCCCGGCGCGGATCGCGGCGGCGGGGGCGGCGGGGATGATCATCTCGCGTCGGTGGACGACGGCGATCTGGTCGTGCGGGATCGACCAGGACCCCGCCGCGAACCCGGTGACACCCATCTTCGCGAGCTGCGTCCGGAGGATCTGCTGCACGAACGTCGGCAGGCGCGAGAGGATGCCCCTGACGAACGCGATCCCGGCGTTCGCCCCCGCGTTCCGGGCCGGCGCCTGGGCCTTGCGCAGCTCGCTCGTGACCGCGTCCTTCGCCGCCCGGGCGGCCGCGCGCACGGCCGGGTTCTTCGACCGGATGCCAGCGTTCAGCTCGGCCATCGCCTTCTTGCCGAGGGGCTGCCCGGACCGGGCGAGCTCGCGCAGCCGTTCGATGATCAGGAGCTTCGTCGCCTCGGCCTGGGCGCGGACCGCTGGGTCCTTGCTCTTGAGCCCCTTCGCGAGCTCGGCGCTGGTCAGCTGGCCGGCTAGGCGGGCGGCTTCCTTCGTCGACGTCATCTGGTGCTTGAGCATCGCCTTCAGGCGATCGAACGCCGACAGCGGCTTGTCGCGTGCGTCGGTGATCCCCTGGGCGAGCGCCTCCATCGCGTCGCCGCCCTTCGTCTTCGCGGCGGCGACGACGCTGTCGAGCGATGTCTGGAGTGCCGTACCCATCGCGTCGGCGGCCGCCTCCCAGGACCCGCCGCCCGATGTGCGTGCCACCCCCGCGGCGACGCCGTCGGCGATCGCGGTCCCGACCGATGCCCCGGAGGATGACGCGCGCTTGGCGAGCTCGGCATCGATCGCCGCCAGCTGGCGCTCGAGCGCCGCGCGCTGCTCATTCGTGAAGATGCCGAGGTCCAGGACCCCGCCGAGGTCCTCGATCCCCTGGGCGACCGCGGCGCGGCTCGCCTGCAGGCTCTCGGTCGTGCCCTTCGCGATCTGGTTCCCGATGTCCGTCCCGATCTGCTCGGCCTGCTCGTTGAGCCCGGCGCGGATCTGGTTGTACGTGTTGATCACCTCGACGACGGCGATCGCCGCGAAGGCGAGGGACATCGCCTTGCCAATCGTGCTGCCGAGCACCTTCCCGAGCGCGCCCGACGCGGACTTGACGGGCGCGGCGTTCCCGGCGCGCGTCAGCGTCGAGGCGATGCCCTGCGAGACAGCGGTCACGGCGGACGTGCTGGCGATGCCCTTGACAATGCTGGCCACCGCCTTCGGCCCGAGCATGGCGAGCGCCCCGGCGAACCTGAGGATCGTCCCGACCTTCATCTTCGCGAGCAGGCGACCGATGCCTCCGCTCAGCAGCGGCAGGCTGTAGAGCAGCGGGCCCATCGTGGAAGCCAGGTCGCCGAACCCCGAGGCCATGGGGCCGATGACGGAGCCGATGCGGTTGCCGAGGATCTTGATCCAGTCGCCCGCGTCGCGCGTCTCGTCGGTCAGGCCCGCGATGGTGTCGGTGCCATTGTTCATGACCTCGACGAGGTCCTCGGTCGCGAACCGGCCCTCGAGGATGGCGGCCGCGAGGTCCGGCCCGGCGCGCAGGCCGAAGAGCTTGATCGACTCCCCGACCGGGTCTGCCGACTTGCCGATCGCCTCGATCTTCCCGCGGAGCGCCTCGCCCATGTCGGCGGCCGCCACGCCTTCGCGGGCGAGCGTCTTCACTCCGAACTTCAGGCCGGAGAGCATCGTGCCGGTGTTGACGCCTTCCTTCTCCCACTTGGCGAGCAGGGCGGCTGCCTCCTCGAACTCGAACCCGAGCAGCCGCATCGGCGCGCCGAAGTCCACGACCGTGGTCATGAGCTCGTCCATGCCGATGCCCGTGGCCTGGCCGACGCGGAGCAGCTTGTCCATCGTCTCGGCCTGGTTCTCGGTGGCGATCGACCAGTCGCCGAAGAGGCGCGTCGCGCTGCGCACGTTGGCGACGGCGTCCGTCTTCGTGATCCGGCTGAAGTCGAGGATCGTCTGCGACAGGCTGACCAGCCCATCGCCGGTCTGCCCGGTCCGGGTGTTCAGATCGGCGAGCACCTGGGCCGCGAGCCGGGCGTCGTCGGGGACCGACCCGATGAGGTTGCCGAAGTCTCCCTTGAGCGCCTCGAATGCCTCACCGGTGGCGCCCGTTCCCGTGCGGATGATGTCGAACGCCTCGTCGTATGCCTCGCCCATCTTCAGGGCGCCGATCGCCAGCGTGCCGGTGGCCGCACCGATCCCGGCGAACACGTTCTCCTTCGTGAGCCCGGCCTTCAGGCGCTGGCCGAGCGTCTTGGCCCCGGCGTCCCCGGCCTTCTTCGCCGCGGCGACTACCTGCGGCTCGAGCTTCGCGCCGTCGGCAGCCAGCTGGAGAAAGATCGACCCGATGTTCATGCGTCACCTGCCTGGCGGGCTGCACGAGCCGCACGCGCTGCAGAGATCCGCGCGCCGATCTCGGCGCTCTTCGGATCGCGCTCGCCACGGAGGCGGCGCTGCATCGCGGTCGACAGCAGGACCTGGGCCTCCGACCCGACGACCTCCGAGGCGGCCGGGGTGAGGAATGGCTGGGCCCCGTGGTGGACCGTTCCGAACTCCTGGAACATGCCCGGGAACCCGAAGCCGACGATGGCCAGGACCCGGCCCTCCTGCAGCCGGTCCGAGCCGCGCGGCTTCTTGACCGTGGCGCCGTCGCCATCGCCGCGCCGCTGGAACACCCGCTTCTTGCCGACGAAGGTGATCGCCGCGTTGCGGCGCACGAGGCCCTCGCCCATGGCCGGCGCATCCGGCGCCTTCAGGACGGCGCGCAGGAGGATGCGCGACGCGATGGCCGAGACGCCGTCGGCCAGCCCGCCCATGACCGCGTCGAGCCCCGCCCGGTTGATCTCGACGCGGCTTCGCCTGGCCATCACCCACCACCCATCACGATGTACTCCGGATGGCGGTTTGCCAGGCCACGCACAGCCCGCTCGAGGGCGGAGCCAGTGAGGGCCGTGGCGCGCGTGCCGGAGGCGATGCGCTGGCGAGCGCGGCTCTGCCAACGCGACCACTGGCGCTGGTCGTGGGCGAAGATAGTGGCGGCCCGGACGGCGTTCACCATCATGTCGAACTCCGCCGAGCTCGTGTCCTCGAGGCGGTCCTGGGCCGCGTCCGCATAGGCGACGAGCTGCTCATCGGTCAGCCTCTCGAGGTGCTCGGGATCCCAGCCGTAGGTCGCTGCGAGGAACTCGGCTCCTCGGACGGCTCCGACGTCGTCGTACTCTGGGCGAGGGTGGCGGCTAAAGGGTTCGCGGCTCGCCACACCTCCAGGACGGCGCGCAGGATCTCGGTGTCGGTCGCGAACTCGTCGACCTGGTCGGCGGGAGGCAGGGCCCCCGCCTGGTCGTATGAACGGAGCAGCTCGTACAGGCCATCGGTCTCCGCGAGCAGGCGGTTCATGATCTCTGGCACGTCGTCGCCGGCGGCCTCGAGGTCATCGCCGAGCGTCGCGAACCGGAGGTCCATCTGTTCGATCCACCGCCGCGACGCGGCGCGGGGCAGTATCGGTAGGTCATACGTTGACCCGCCCAGGACGACCCGTACCCGACCGGCGAGGATGTCCGTCGCGCTTCGCGCGGGCAGCTCGGCCGGCCAGAAGCGGGCCATCCGGGCGTTGAGCCCGGCGACGTGCCGCCGGCGCTCGGCAATGGCGAAGGCGCGCGCCGCGCCGACGCCGAGACCCACGACGAGTCCCAGCGCCAGCGCGAACGCATAGCCCACGATGTCCTGCATCAGGACGCGACGTCGAGGATGCGGATCCGGTGCGGGGAGGCGGTCAGGTCCGCCGGATCCCAGCGGGAGTGGAGTTCGAGCCGCGGTGCCGCCAGCGCATCATCGGAGAGCGTGGCCTCCGTGTTCGCCAGGTTGATCGCGCTGTCGACCTCGAACTGGAACTCGCCGCCGCCGAGCCGCTCGATCTGCAGCTCGTAATCGTGGTAGGCCGTGGTCGGGATGCGCCGGGTGTTGTCCTCATCGATCGTGACCGTGCCGCTGCCGGACGCGGCGCTGCCGGGCCACGCTGCCTCGAGGATCGTCTCCCCGAACTCCGGCACGCTCATCTCGAGGATGCCCTCGGAGCGCGTGATGTAGTCCGTGCCGAGGAGGGCGCCCTTGACCCCGTTCAGGTCGGGGGTGAAGAGCTCCCGCTCGATCCGGAACACGTTCGCGTCGGTCGTCGCGCCGACGTCATCGTTGTCGATGTACGCCTCGCCGGCCCCGACGACGAGATTGGTAGGGGTGTCGGTGGTGACGCTCAAGGCTGGAACCTCCTGCGAGTACGGGGATCACCCTGGTCGGCCCTCACTCGCATCTCGGGCCGGGGCTAGCGCGGTCGTGGCTCGTGTCTGGTTGGCCCTCCCCTCACGTGTACTGGCGCTGGTTCCGGCGCGCGCCGGTGTACCAGCCGAGGATCAGGTCGCGCCGGCGCGGCGCCAGGGTCGGCGTCCGCCGTGGGCCGATGCCGGCCTGGTCGACCAGGCGATCGACTGTCACGTCGCGGACGCAGACCGACTCGCAGTCGGCGCAGATGAGGAGTCGCAGGGTCCGGCGCTCGAGGTCGGGCCCGCGGTATCGGCCCTCGGCGAATGGCACGAGCCGGTGGTCCTGCTCGCCGCAGGCCGATCGCCATCCAGACACGCGGACCGGGAAGCGACGCATCCCCGGCGTCGCGAGGAGGGCGTCGAGCCGCTGAGGCAGGGGCGGCCGGCGATCGATGACGAGGACCCTGCGGCCCTCGATCACCGTCACCCGCGGCGCTTGCGCCCGATGGTGCATCCGTTCTCCTTCGCCTGGGCCACCGGCGTGCCGGCGGCGAGCTGGTAGCGTCCCGACCTGGGCCGGGGCGCAGAGGACCTATGAGCCGGCGGCCACCTCCGAGGCCGTGGCGATCACCCGGAGCGTCCCGAGGACGACGGGCTGGTTCGTGTCGGGGTCGGAGCTCTGCTCGCCCCCGGAGGTCGACGTGCGGTAGATGCCGAGGCCGTTGGACTCGCGCACTCGCGGGCCGGCGCCATGGAATGCCTTGACGAAGGCGCCCCACACGGCCCACGCGTTCTGGTGGGTCGTCCCGTAGCACCGGACCCCGTACTCGGCGAACGTCACCGGGACGGTGGGCATGACCGGGACGGTCAGGGCGGTCACGACGACGAACGCCTGCCAGCCCCCCGGGCCATCCGCATCGCCGGGCGCCGGCTCGACGCCGCGGACGCGGACGCCGACCAGGCTGGCGAGGTCCGCGTCGTTGCGCGCCTCGACGATGATCGAGCCGAGGGGATCGAGCTGGGGATCGGTCAGCATCACGTCGCACTCCGGAAGGCCGGGAGCCCGCGCAGGTCCGGGTAGGCGAGGTCCAGGTCCGGCGCGTCGTCCGGGTGGGCCTCGAGCAGCTGCAGCCCGCGCGCGGCCTGCTCCGGGGTCAGGTAGGCATTGAAGCCGTGCTCGGTGATCCCCTGGTCGCGGAGGAAGGGCACGGACCCGTCGCGGCCGTCGAAGCGCATCCGGCGCAGCCAGGCCGCCGCGTCGACGTCATCGGTCAGCACCATGCCGCCGCGCCCGATCTTGATGTGCTTGCGGGCATGGAACGAGACGCAGTGCAGCCCCCCGGCGTACATGCCGCGGCGCATCCGGAGCGCGCCGTCCACGATCTCGAGGGGCCGCAGCAGGTAGGCCCCGGTCCACACGACGTCTTCGAACCGCACCCGGCCACCGGCGTGGATGATCGCGTTCGGCACCGAGATGTAGGTCCGCGCCGGGATCGTCACCTCGATGCCGGCGGCGCCCGACCGGAGGCATGAGAGGAAGAGGGCGGTCGTGCAGGAGTCGACCGCTACGCCGTAGCGCGACCCAGCGAACTCGGCCACCGCCTCCTCGAACATCTCGACGACCCGAAACGCGCGGCTCGTCATCGGTCGATCCTCCTGGCCGGCACGCCCACCCAGGTCTCGCCGGCCGGGATGCTCTTCGTCACGACGGCGCCGGCCCCGACCACCGCCCCGTCGCCGATGACTACACCGGCAACCACGATGGCGCCGGCCCCGATCGAGCACCCCCGCCGGAGGAGCGTCGGCGACACGGTCCAGTCGCCGGCCATCGCCAGCCCCCCATCCGGGCGGGTGGCGACTGGATGACGGTCATTCGTGAGGATCGCGCCCGGACCGATGAACACCTCGTCCTCGATCGTGACGCCGGCGAACACCTGGGCCAGGTTCTCGAGCTTGACCCGGTCGCCGATGACGACGCCCACGTCGACGTAGGCGCCTCGCCCGATGACGCAGTCGGACCCGATCCGGCAGCCCGCGCGAAGGTGGGCGCCGTGCCACACCGCGGTGCGGCCGCCCACGATGACCCCCGGCTCGACGTGCGCCTGCGGGTGGATCATGCCGCCACCTTCAACGCCCGTGCCTGGGCCATGTCGAGGAGGCCCGCCGCGAAGCTGTACTCGGCGGTGAACCCGAGCATCCGCGACGCCTTCGACGTGTCGTACACGAAGCGAGCGGCGTCGACCTCGCGGCCACGCTCGACGGCGACCTCGCCGTCGTACCCGAAGGCATCGCACACGAGCCGCCCCGCCTGCGTCGCGGTGAGCTCCTCGCCGGTCCCGATGTTGTACACGTGCCGCCAGCAGTCCCACGAGGCGGACACGGCCAGCAGGTTCGCCCGGGCGACGTCCCGGATGTAGGTGAAGTCGTTCGACTGCTGCCCGCCGTAGAGGACGGGTGCCATGCCCCGGTTGATCCGGTCGAGGAACCCGCCGACCAGGCCATGGCCCCGCTTCTCGGGGCCGTAGAGGTGGGCGTAGCGCAGGATGATCCACGGGCTGGCGGACTCCTGGACGAGCAGCTCGCCGAGATACTTCGTGCAGCCGTAGAGCGAGTTCCCCGAGGCGCGGAAGGTCTCGCGGATCGGCGGGTCCTCGTCGATCGGCATGTACACCGATCCGGTGGACGCGTAGACCAGCGGCACCCGCAGGTCGGAGGCGATGCGGGCGACGACGCGCGTGCCCTCGACGTTCGTGGACAGCGCCACCAGCGGGGCCGCGTCGGCGTCGGCGAACCGCGCGATCGCCGCCAGGTGCAGGATCCGGTCGGGCTCGCGCTCCTCCACCACCCGGCGGAGCGCGCCCTCGTCCCGGACGTCCAGGCGATCCATGATGTCGAACCCGACGACCTCATGGCCGGCGTTCTCGAACACGGCGCGCGTCGCCGCTCCGACGAACCCCCTGTCGCCCGTGATCAGGACCCGCATCAGGCTGCCTCCTCGATCTCGATCGCCGCCCAGTCGAGCAGGACCTCGGCGGCTCGTCGCGCGGCTCCATCGCGGTGCGCGTAGACGAGCTCGAGCGCCCGCTCCCGCTCGGCTGCCACCTGGGGCGGGTCCCCGAGGGCCCGCTCGACGGCAGCCTCGAGGTCGGCCGCATGTCCGACGTTGATCCCGACGCCGGCCGCATCCCAGAAGCGGAGCCCATGGCTGACGTTGGGCCGATAGCCCCGCCCGACGGTGCGTCCGACCGGATCGTTCAGCACCACCACCGGCCGGCCGGTCGCGGCGAACTCGAACCCCGCGCTCGTGTTGTCGAACACGAGCAGGTCGGCTCGCCGGCAGACGTCCTCGAAGTCCTCGACGAGCTCGATCCCGAGCCTCCTGTATTCGCGCCGAAGGTCCGGCGGGCCGTCGAGCGCACGCGGGTGGGCGTGTCCGATGACCGCCCAGCGCGCCGCCAGGTCGGGCAGCGCCGCACGGAATGCGTAGTACGCGGTGCGGGTCTCCTGGACGAGCCTGCAGTCCCAGTGGAACGTCACCGCGACGACCGGCCCGGGGCCCGGCTCGCGCGCGGGGAGCAGGTCCAGCTTCGGGCAGCCGACGACATCCACCCTGGCCCGGGGATAGGCCGCCCGCCACATCGCGGCGGAGTACTCGTTCGGCATCAGGAAGAGGCCGACGTCGCCGCGGTCGCGGCCGCCGGCATAGGACGAGTGGGTCGCGCCCTTGCGATCCCCTGGGTAGCTCTGACCGGCGCCGTGCTCGATGTAGGCGATCCGGGTGTACCCGTCCCGTCGCATCCTCTTCGTGTCGCCATAGGAAGCGACCAGGACCGGGCGCGAGGGGTCGGGCGCGACGTTCGTGGTCGGGGTGATGCCGCGCGCCCGGGCGCGCTCCTCCATCGGGCGATACACGTGGAACCGCCCCCGCGCCTCGGTCGGCAGCGCGTGCCACACGGCCGCCAGGTGGTCGACGAACTGGACCTCGTGGGCGTACATGTCGATCGTCATGGCCGGCACCGCCGAGCGATCTCCGTCGAGCTGATGCCGGCCGGGCGCACCGGCACGTAGGCGATGGTGATCCCGAGTGCGTCGAGGCGGTCCTGCGTGACGTCGATCTGGGCCAGGTAGTCCCGTCGCGCCCAGTCGGTCCCGATGGTGATGACGTCCGGGCGCAGCGCTTCGATGACCTCCCGACCGGGCCCATCGTTCAGCACGACGGGGTAGCCGAGTGCCGCCACGATGGCGAGCCGCTCGTCCTCCGTGAACGGTGGCCGACTCCCTTTGTACCGCTCCACGAAGGCATCGGAGTTGATCGCGACGGTCAGCTGTCCGAACGCCTCCGACCGGCGCAGGAAGGCGGCGTGGCCCATGTGGGGTACGCCGAACGTGCCGAGAGTCAGGACGCGCATCCGACCGCCTCCCGGTCCAGCGCAGCTGCGTAGATCCGTTCCCATCGCGCGACGACGAGCCGCGCATCGTGGACCTCGTTGACGCAGGCCCAGCCGCGCGCGGCGACCTCGGCGCGCAGGTTCGCGTCGGCGAGGATCTCGACGAGGCGCTCGCGAAGGTCGTCCGGGGTCGCGCGCAGGTAGGGCAGATAGCCGATCGCCTTGACGATCTGGTCCTCGATCGCCTGATGCGACACGCCGGACACCGTCGGGATGCCCATGCCCCACGCCTCGAGCGAGGTGTTCCCATACCCGAAGGCGAACGAGTCGAACACGACGTCGGCCCGGGCCTTCGCCGCCAGCGAGCTCGCCCAGGGCAGGCCCTCGAGGAGCTCGTGCGGCAGGCCGGCCGCCGCGGCGAGGAACACGTCCGTCTGTTTCATGTGGCGCTTCGTTGGCGCCTGGACGACGAACGGGACGCCCGGGCTGTAGTGAGCTTGGCGGATGGCCTGGAGCTCGTCGATCAGCACCGGGTTCGGCACCCAGGGGATGCCCTCTACGGCGAGGTCGTGCGTCGAGCCGACCACCGGCACGCCGGTCCGGTGACCCGGCCCGTCGACCCAGTATCGGGTGCCGTGGTGGTGCAACACGCGCGGACGATCCTCGGCCGCGGGAACGTGGGCATCGATCATGTGGACCACGTCTGCCCTGGCGATGAGGTCCGCGACGAGCGCGGGGTCGTCGCGCCACACGATGTCGGCCGGGTAGCTGAGCCAGTTGGGCTGGCGCTTGACGAAGCGCACCTCGTGGGCGGTGTATCTGTCGAATGCCCGCTTGAGCGTGATCCCGACCCCGGCCGGATCACCATAGGGGCTGACGATCACGATCCTCATGGCGTCGCCCCCATCACGGCTCGGGCGCGGTCGACCAGGTCAGCCGGATAGTGGGCGGCAAGCTGGTCCCAGGGATCGGTCCGTTCGGCGACTCCCCATCGGGTCCATAGCCGGTCGTACTGGGTGATGAACGGCGGGTGACGGAACCCGATGTACTGGTACGGGTGCAGGTCGCGCCATTCCCAGCGCGGCGGCCGGCGCAGGCCGCGGACGGTGTTGTGATCGGTATTGCGGTTGATCTCGTCGGGCGCTGGCCGGAACCTGACCGGCTCCATCAGCGAACGGTGGAACATGTGCGGGCCGGCGCCGACCTGGCCGACCCGGAGCTCCGCGATCCGCCCGGGCTCCACCGGGGCGTACATATGCGATGTCCGGGTCTGGCGGATCGATGGCAGCGGGAAGAGGTAGGCAGGATCGATCCACGAGTCGCTGCCGATCGGCACGATCCATTCGGCACCGTGGCGGCCGGCGTACTCCTGGCCGTCGTTGAATCTTCGCCCGAGCCACTCGTTGTCACGCTCGACGGTGTCGAAGCCGAGGCCGCGCGCGATGTCGAGGTTCTCGTCATCGGCGACGACGACCTGGCGCGCCTCCAGCCCGACCTTCGCCAGCTCGTCAATCACCCGACGGCGCTGCTCAAGGCAGATGGCGGTCAGCGTGAACCGTCCCCAGGCCGGGGTCACGAACCACACGCTCATGCCGCCACCGCCTCGATCAGGTCCCAGTCGACGTCGAACGTCGCCCGGACGCCAGCCGTGATCGGATCACGGGCCATGCGGAACGGCGTGAGCGTGTCGGGGTGCCGGACCCAGAGGAACGCCGGCCGGTCGTCGACGATCCGGACCGGGGCGAGCTCCCACGTCCGGCGGTGCTGCCGCATCCGGATGTGAGTCCGGTCGCCGGCCGGGGCCCAGAGCGAGGCCCATGCGTTCTTCCGGTTGACGACCGGCACCTGGCGCAGGCCGTTGACGCGGTAGCCGACCGGAAGCATGAGCACCGTTCGCTCCGTGAGCGTCGCGGCACAGGCGGTGATCCGGAGGAAGGCGTCCCGGGCGAACGCATCGTCGTCATCGATCCGGGTCGTGAGCACCGGCTCGGTCCAGTCGATGTATGCCTCGGGCCCGGCGCCCATCATGGGCACGACCGGCTGGCCGGCCGATCGGAACGCGTCGAGCCGTTCCTCGAGCAGGGGGTCGTCCGGGTGCACGTAGACCAGCCAGGTGAACGGCGTCCCCTGCGCCCGGAGCGAGCGCGCCGTGACGCCGCGGGCGATCGCGATGCGCCGCCGGTTCGCATCCAGCGGGTACGCCGGCCCGCGCGAGGATGCGGTCAGGATGTAGTGCCTCATGCTGCCACCGCCTGGCGCCCGAGCAGCGACCGGAGGCCGTCCACGCGCTCGGCGAGCTCGGCCGCCAGCGCGGGTGGCACGAGACCGTCGCGGAAGGTCCTGACCCGGGCCGCCTTCGCCGGGCGGTTCGCCCGGACCGGCGGGGAGGCGGCGATGTCCTCGCAGCGCGCGACGATCGCCCGGTTGCGCCGGCGCATCTCCGTCCGGGCCGGGGACCGGATGTCCGTCGCCGGGTCCGTGCAGAGCGACCCAGCGCGGCCGAGCCGGTTGTACGTCGGGACCGTCGAGGCGCCGACCGGCGCGACGATCCGCATGACCTTGAGGGTGAGCGAGTCCTGGCCCAGCCGCTCGCCTGGATTGTGGGCTCCGATCTCGCGATAGCGCTCGGTGCGATAGATCCCGACCTCGTATGCCTTGCGGACGACGGTTCCCCGGCATGCCGCGTGCTCGGGATCCCCCGGGCAGAAGTGCTCGTTGTGGTAGCGGAGCGCGCCGCACGCGACGTCGGCCTCGTGGGCGAGCAGGCTCTCGATGTGATCCGGGTCCACCCAGTCATCCGCGGCCACCGGCGCGTACCACTCGAACGGGCTCGCCCAGATCGCGACGTCCTGGGCGAAGTACGCGCCTCGGTTCGTCGGGTAGCTGTAGACGACCAGGCGGTCGTCGCGGATGCCGTCCAGCGGTGGTGCCTCGCCGTCGCCGATGACGGCACAGACGAGGTCGCGGTGCGTCTGGGCCAGGACCGAACGCACGGCCCGCTCGATCCACGGGCCGCACCGCCAGTACGGGATCGCGACGAGCACGGTCACGACGCCTCCAGCGGGAGGGCCGCGGACGTGATCCGCCGGCAGTCGACCTCGAGGTGATCGCTCGCGGTGCCGAACTCGAACCGCCGGATCCCGACGATGTCATAGCGGACCCCGTCGTCCGGCTCGAACCGGACGAACGCCGCCGTCGAGTGGTCGCCGAGCGGCAGGAAGATGACGTGGTCGCCGATCTCGGCGCCGGCCTGGTGGGCGAGCGCGATCTCCTGGACCTTCTTCGGCTGCACGAGCCCGTCCACGAGCTCGACGATCGGCGTCCCGGCGACCGGGTGCCCGTACTCGTCGAGGGTGGAATCGGTCGTCGGGCTGACGATCGCCAGCTCGTGCACGAAGCGGTCGGCGATGGGCATCAGAAGATCACCGCCGGCTCGCCGCCGAGAGCCGCGAGGATGCCCTCACGCTGCTCTGCGTAGGGCTTGCCGGTCGTGTACTGCTCCGTCCACGACCCGATGACCTGCATCGCGAGCGCCGGGCTGAACGCGATCTCGAGCCGGATGAGCTGGAGCTGCACGGCGCCACGCGACGCGGCGTCCGTGTACGGGGTATAGGTCACGTCGACCGCGGGCCGCCAGCTGGTGGCCGGGTTCGTGCCACTGCGCAGCCGGCGCAGGAGGTTGCCCGAGGACGAGAGGGCATGGTCATCCGCAGCGAGCGTCGTCGGGTCGGCCTGGTGGGCGTACTCGACGACCGCGACCACGTCGGTCGCTCGACGGCCGAGCATGATGACGTCGCCGCGCGGCATGAACCGCTGCGTGACGTCGGTGACGATGTAGTCGTCGAGCGCCGGGCCGGCCCGTTCGACGATCGCCTCCTCGGCGGCATCGGCCAGGCGCATCAGCGCATCGCTGACCAGCGACGTCGTGATGTGCTCGCGGATCTCGGCCTCGGTGAGGATCGCCACGGGTCACGCCTCCGTGCGGGGCTCGGGAGTGGCCGGGCCGAACGAAAGGGCCTCGAACGCGTCCGGGCGGGCGCGGAGCAGGGGATGATCGGGCGGGAACGTCTGCCCGACCCTGTATCGGTGGAGCACACCCTTGATCTTGAACACGCCGGACGAGCGCGCGACGAACACGCCGGTCGGGCTGGTCGGGGGAGAGTAGCGAGCCATTCGAGCAGTACCTCTGGCCTCGTGTGGCCCCGCCTCCCCGGAGGCCAGTCGCGGGGAGGCGGGGCCGGTGTTCATGGAGGGATTAGACGCCGCTGGTGACGACGCCGACGGTGAGGACACGGAAGGCGCTGTCGACCAGCACCTCAGCGCTGTTCCGCCAGTAGGCGAACAGGCCGCGCTCCCCGGTCGGGTTGCCGTCGCCGTTGACCATGTGGGGGATGAGCTCGATCGTGAGGCCGATCTTGTCGACGATCACGAACTGGCCGAAGTCGCCGAAGATGGCGATCCGGTTCGTCGCGGTCGCGAAGTCGGACTCCATCGCCGAGCTGTTGTGGCGCGGGTAGCCGAGCAGCGCCTGGGGCTCGCCGGCCACGAGCGGCCGGTAGTTCGGGTTCACGCCGGCCACCCGATCGAGGCGCTCGGCCTCGGTGTAGACCGCGCGGTGGGCGAGCCAGCGGGCTCGCGGCTCCCAGCGGTCCGGGAGGCGCGTCGTGATCCGGCCGAGGTCCTCCGTGTCGAAGCCGTCCCCGGTCGTGCCGACGTTGTACGTCGACGCGATGCCGTACAGGACGCCCTCCGGCTCGTTGGTCCCGGTGCCGTTGACGAACTTGTCCGCCTCGAGGGTGTCCTTCGCGTCCTGGAGCAGACGCGCCATCTCGCCCTGGAGTCGCGGCCAGTCGCCGTCCGACTCGATGCTGAACTTGATCAGCGCCTTCGCCTTGCGGACCGTGATGTCCGGCCGGGCGATCGTCGGCGCGCCGTCGGTGACCGCGACGGCCTCGGTGCCGTAGCTCGCCGTGACCCCGGCCGACGTGATGGCCTGCCAGGTGTTGCCCACGTTGAGCTGCTCGATCCGGGCGATCTGCCGGAGCGGGTTCACCGCGCCGTCGGACGTCAGGATGATGGTCGGGTCGAGGGTCGCCGGGACCGCGTAGCCGCCGGTCGTGGTCGTGCCGACGGTGGCGATCGCGGCACGCTCGCCCTCGCCGAGCGGGAGGCCGGCGAGCGTCTTCGCGAACGCCCGCTGGTACTCCGGCGACGTCGTCGCCAGGAAGTGCCGCGCGAAGGCCCCTGGGTCGAAGCCGTTCTCGATCGGCCTCTCGGGGACCGGCATCGCGAGCAGCTTGTGGATCCGCGCGACCGACTTCTCGGGCGTCGCGTTCTCGTGGGGGTAGAACGCCTGCTCGGCCGCCTTGTGAGCGCCGTCGATCATCAGGGAGCGCATCGCCCCCTCGGACGACGTGCGACCGCGGTACTCGGAGAGGTCGAACAGGTTCTCGGGGAGCCGGGTGACGGCCCGGGGACCGCGCGGGGCGAGGTCCGTGCCGGAGCGCTCGACGCGGCGCTCGTCGGTGGCGAGGTCGGCGATCCACTTGGCGCGGGCTTCGAACTCGGCCTTGCGCTCGTCGGCGGCGAGCTTGAGCTCGCGGAGGCCCGCGAACTCGTCCTGGGCGGACTCGTCGAAGGTTCGGCCCTGCCACTCCGCCTCGAGCTCGGTGGAGCGCGTCTTGATCTGGGCAAGGAACTGGTCGATCTCGGCGACGTTCTTCGTCGCCTCGAGGTCTGCGAGCGAGAGCTTCATCAGCTGGTGATCTCCTGGACGTAGCGGGCCCAGTCCTCACGGGACCGGAACCGACGGGCCTGCGCCGGCAGAGCCGGCGGGACGATGACCGGCGGAGGCGGCTGGACCGGCTCAGCGGGTGCGGGCGGCGGGTCGTCCGCCGTCAGGAGGGTGGAGAGCGCGCTGTGGATGGGCCGCAGCGCGTTCAGGTGGTTCTCGGAGAGCAGGGGTCGAAGTGCGCGACCGTCCTCGGCACGCTTCGCGTTCTCCTTTGATCGGAGCCCGATGCGGACCTGCGCGTGCTCCACGAGGTGCTCGAGCTCCTCGGCGACGGTCTCGAGGCGAGCCGTGAATGGCAGCTCTACCTCTTCAGGATCTGGGCCTTCGCCCTCGGCCCGCGCGGACGCCGGCGGACGGTTCGCGAGGCGCAGGGCGTCCTCGAGGGTGCCGATGCCGTCGACCAAGCCAGCCTCGAGCGCCTGGGGGGCGAGCAGGACGGAGCCCTGGCCATAGTCGGCGAGGACCTTCGCGGCGTTCGTCCGGCGGCCCTTGGCGACGTCGCCGACGAACTGGGCGTAGAACGTGTCGACGCGGCGCTGCATCTCGGCCCGGGCCTCGTCCGAGAGCGGCTCGAACTCGTTCCCGTCGGCCTTGTGCTCGCCGGCGCTGATGATCGTGGGGGTGATGCCCTCCGCGTCGAGGGCTCGGCTGACGTCGACGTGAACGGCGTAGACGCCGATTGAGCCGACCTGGCCGGACGGGGATACGAGGAACTGGTCGGCCTGCGAGCCGAGCCAGTAGGCGGCGCTCGCGGCGGTCGTGTTGGCAACCGCGACGATGCGCTTCTGCGCTCGGGCCGCCCGGATGTCCGAGGCGAGCTCCGTGACCCCGGCGACGCCGCCGCCGGGTGAGTCGATGTCGAGGACGATCGACGTGACCTGCTGGTCGGCGAGGGCCGCGCGGAGCATCCCCCGGATGTCCTCGACGGACGTGCCGCCGAAGAGCTCGAGGAGCCAGGACGAGCGGTGCTCGATGACTCCGTGGATCGGGATGATCGCGACGGCGCCGGCGTTGCGGGAGGGCTGCGGGCTGCGGGCGGCGGCGGTGATCGGCTCGCCGCGCTGCGCCTGGGCGATGAGCTGGGCGAGGACCGCGCGCTCCAGCGCCCACGGCACCTCCGCCAGGCCGTCAAGAGTGAGGGCGGGGATCGTGCGGAGCAAGGAAGGGACCTCCTGAGCTACGGGGGCTCAGAGGTCCCTCTGGTGATGTCCGGTCAGTTGACCCGTCGAGCGGGTTCGGGGCCGGCACGTCTTCGGTTGTGCGTATCGTAGGCCGGCTCACCCGGCCCGTGTCAAGCCGCTACCAGTGCTCCACAGACGCGGCACTTCGTCTCGAACCCGCCGCCGGCCGCGGTGCGCCGCCCGGCGAGCTTGTTGCATGACGGACAGCGGATGTCCTGCGGCGACGGGAGCTGCAGCGCCGTGCCTTCGATCACCGACGCGCGCTCGAACATCGTGGGGAATGCGCGGACCAGGTAGTGGTCGCCGTCGAGGACAAGGCCCTCGTCGACCTCGAGCCCCGCGGCAGGTCCGGTGACGGGCCAGAAAGCCTCGCGGGCGGCGTACTGGCCGCCGATCGAGATCGGCAGCATCGGCCGCCGGATCGGCTCGGCCGCCCGGACGTAGGTGAGGGTCGTAGCCGCGGCCGCCACGTCCTGCTCCTCCTCCTCGCTGTCGACCCCGCGGATCGGCTGGACCTGGACCGGCAGGTAGCCGGCGTGCTCGAGGAGCCGGATGTCCCGGGCCGCGGCGGCATTGACGACCGAGGCCGGAATGTAGCCGCCGTCGGTGAGGCTCCGAACCGCGACCGCGTCCTTCGCGAACACCTCGGCGGCGTCCTTCAGGTCCTCAGCCAGGAACGGGATGTGCTTGTCGTCGTACCAGAGCCGGGCGCCCCGCGGCGGCGGGAGGATCGCCTGGAGCGAGCCGGCCATGTTCTGCCAGAGCGGGCGGATCGTGCCGTCGCCGAACTGCCGCTTGATCGTCGCGTAGTTGCCGGCGTTGAGGCTCGACCCCTGCATCCCCTCGGACAGGCCGACGATGACGGGGTGAACCCTGGCCGCGGCCGCGATGATCGTCTCGTCGACTCCCTGGACGGCCTTGAGGTCCACGTCGCCGAGGTTCGATCCGATGGGCGTTGCGTCGGCGCCGGCACCGAGGTAGGCCGTGCGGAATGCGTTGAGGGCGCCGGAGTGCTCCTGCTCGAAGATCTCGATCCACTCCTGGGCCTTCTCCTTCAGGAGCGTCGGCGGGAACTTGATCAGGAGGTTCGGGGTCGCCGCATTGGCGAAGTATTTCTCCTTAAACGTGGACGCGGAGTTGTGGCTTCGGATGTTGCGGATGACCGGCGTCAGCCAGCTCATGCCCCGATACTGCGCGAGCGGGTCGGGGATGGGCGCGAAGTGCGCGAACTCACCGACGAAGAACGTCTGCGGCTCGGCGTCGGAATAGGGCCCGCCGGCCTGGTAGACGAGGCCGACGACCTCGGCGTCGACATCGTTCGGGTCGTTCGCCGTGTCGCGGTCGTGGGAGCCCAGGACGAGGTAGCACCAGTCTGGCCGGAGCCGCTTGATCCGCTCGGGGCGGCGGACGCTGAACCAGTTGCCGGCGAGGTCCGCGTCGCCGATCACGCGGGTCAGGAGGTCACCCGTCGTCTTGGTCGGCTCGGGCTGCTCGATGATCGAGAGCGCCGCGGTGCCGAAGAGGTCACCCGGGGCCACGCCGCGCACCTGCTGCCACTGAAAGTAAGCCTGGTTGAAGAGGTGCATCCGGGCGACCATGCAGGCGAACACGATGCCGTTGGTGCGGTAGGCGCTCTGGACGAGGTTCTGGTAGTCGCCGCCGATCTCCTCGTGCTCGGGGTTCATGGTCATCTGCAGCGACAGGCCGGCGTTGCGGAGCATCTCGACGTAGTCGTCGAGCGTGTACGACTGGGCGCGCTCCGAAGGGCGCGAGAACAGGGAGCTGATGAGGCTGCTCACCGCCGTCTACCTCCGGGGAGGCGGGCGAAGTCGACCGCCGAAAGGATGAGTCCGATGCCGAGTAGCGCGCCGGCCAGGCGCAGATCGACGGCCGCGAGCGACGCGACGATCAGGAGGAAGCCGGCGACCAGGATCGCGAGCTCGAGCCGCCGGTTGGGCCGCGGCCGGGCGGTCATCGGGCCTTCCCGAAGAGAAGGAACGGCTCGGGGTCCGGCTCGTCCGGCTCCCCGGCCCGCGCCTGCGAGTGGACCATCGATGCGGCCGTGAGGGCATCGATGACCCGCCGGTCCTGGTCGGACATCCGGCTCGCGTTCGAGCGGTCGAAGCGAGCGTCGCCGCCGGGCAGGAGGCGAGCGACGGCGTTCAGGGCGTGCTGAGTCAGTCCCTCGTCACCGGCGTGGTGGAGCCAGCCGTTCCGCAGCCCTTCCATGAACATCGCGAAGTCGTGCGCCGCGAGCGGGTTCGTCTGTGGCCGATCGATGACGGCCGCCCCGATCTCCTCCTCGATCCAGGCGGCGATGTCCTCGGCCCTGCTGACGTCCATCACGACGGTGTGGATCGTGTTCCGGGCGTGGATCCGGCGCAGGGCGCGCTTCACCTCGTCCGGGTGGAGCGTGGACCCGTCGCGTGGCGGCGTGAGGACCTCGGCCGGTCCGAAGAGGCGGTACTTCGGGTCGCGCTCCCAGTACGGCACTGCAGCCGTCGTGTCGTATTTCCATGCGACGTCGAGGCCCAGCCAGACCGGCTCGCCCTCCGGGATCGTCTCATCGGTCCGGGCGGCCTCCCACTCGGCCTCCGTGATCGCCGCGTCGTCGCTCCGGGTCGGCAGGTTGCAGACGAACCGGCGCCAGTGGGCGAGCGTCATCGTCGGGCTCGCGAACTTGTCGCGCAGGGTGTCGATGGTTATCCGGCTGAATGGGTTGGCCCGCTTGACGACCGCCATGTCCTCGACGTCCGCATCCTCGGCGACGGCGTACTCGTGCAGCACGACGGACCCGGACACGTAGCGCGCGTGGCCGGGCTCGCGTTCGATGATCGTCGCGGTCTGCCGGATCCGCTCGCGGGTCAGCTCGAACTCCGAGCCAGGCTCGCCGGCCGTCGAGATCGCGACGAGCTGGCCGCCGCGCTTGCGGAGCTTGCCGGCCCACGTCCGATACAGGGCCAGGTCGCGATGGCGGTGGAGCTCCTCCAGGATGGCGAGCGTCGGGAGTTGCCCGTCGCCCGTCCGGTCGTCGGCGGCGAAGATCTGGATACGCCCGCCTCGGTAGTGGTTGATCCGGCGATAGCCCTCGAGGCAGACGAAGCGCGGGACCTCCGTCTTCCGCTTGCCCTTGACCAGCTGGAGCTCCGAGTGCACCGGGGCGTGCAGCGGGCCCGACCGCAGGACGAACCCCTCGGCCTGGCGGTAGAGGACCTCGGCCTGGTCGCGCGAGCTCGCGGCTACCGGCACCGCCGCCAGCTGCCGGAACTCCGAGTGGTACAGCGCGAGGGCGCCGACGAGCGTCGTCTTCCCGTTCTCCTCCGGGACGACCAGCCAGACCTCCGGGTAGCCGGCGAAGACGTCGGCGAGGAACGCCTCCTGGAACCCCTCCGGATCGAGGCGCTCGCCGCTGTCGAGCTGGAGCTGGGCCGCCCAGCCGCGGAAGTGCGGGATCGTGAACGGAGCCGCGGCGGCTCCGGCCTTCCGTGAGGCGATCCCGCACGCCTTCGTGCAGTACAGCCTCCGGGGCGACGTGGTGACGAACGGCATCCCGCAGCGCGAGCATTCACCGCGGCGGATGGCGTGCTCGGCAGCCAGCTTGACCGGAGGGAGGACGGGCGCGGCCATGGCAGCCATCTAGGCGGACCCGGCGCGAGGGCGAATATAACTCGCGAGGAGG